CCAGGAGATGGGATATAATCTAGACGAAAGCGAGGAGTCAAAAAAAAACTAAAAAAAATCCTAAGTAGGGTTTGGGCTTTTGCTCCTACCGGTAAAGATCAGAATAAAAAACCGGAGGCTTTTGTAGACGATATACAAGATAAAATGAGCGTAGCTCCAGACGGTAAGCAAAAACCATCTGAGGCTTCGCTCATTTCTGTTGTTGATGACGGAGAGGAGGAGAAGGTTTAACCTGAAACTAACCTCGAGGTTTATACTAAAAATAAAAACATCTATCTCAGATTATAGTTATGGCTAATTATGTAAAAAATGCGGATCTCATGAAGGCTATTTTAGAGTCCAAGGAGAAAGGCGAGCTTACACCTGCCACTGTAGAGATGTTTTCACTGATGGTTCAAGGAATATCTAAAAAAATGGCTTATAGGGATCCTGATGACAAGGAGGATTGTATGGCTTTTGCGATGGAGGATCTCTGTAAATATTGGAATAGATTTAACCCGGAGAAATCCAACAATCCATTTGCTTATTACACCCAGATAGCCAAGAATGGGTTTGCCAAGGGGTGGAAAAAAATACACCCGCCCAAAGCCCCTAAAATGATACCTTTCTCTTATATCACTGGTGATGACAATTCTTACAACGTGTAGGATTTTTTAATGACTGATATAAAGAAAATAAAACCCAATGGGGATTATAAATCCGGATTGTACGTCCCTCAGAATCCGGAGAAATATATCGGTGACATACACAATATAATATGCAGATCCTCTTGGGAATTTAGATTCTGTCGCTACTGTGATACTAACGAGAGAATTTTGAAATGGAGTTCCGAGCCCATAAAGATCCCATACTATAATCCTCTTGATAAAAAAGAACACCAATATAATGTGGACTTTTATATCATGACACTTAAGGACGATGGGGAGACTCAGGAGTGGATAATCGAAGTAAAGCCTGAGTCGCAGTTTAAAAAACCCATATTAGAAGGCAATTCTACCCTCAAGAAACTAAAGTCCTACAACCATAAAATGCAGGTATGGATTACTAACCAAGCCAAATTTAAGTATGCTAAACAATGGGCTGATGCCAGGGGATACAAATTTGGGGTGGTTGATGAAAATTTCCTTTTTAGAAGTAAGTGAAAACCTTTGAAGAACAGGTAAAAGAATATAGGAATACTGCTAGTTCTATATCGTTGTTGTCTGCCAACTCGGATTCATACTTTTCTGAAACCTATGGTATATCAGGTAGTGGAGGAGATGAGCCATTTCTAGATAATTACTTAAACGGGAAAATATACACCGGTGAATACCTGACAGACTCTAAGATTGGTAAGAAACATAAGTATATTAACAGGTATCCTCTGTTTTTGTTCATCGATCAGCAAAGGGTCGGTGACACCACGATTTTAAGATCTATAGATCTTAATATAATCCCCCCAGATTATAGAGGACAGATATTAATGAGAATCTTCAATCAGTTTTATCAATTGATTAAGGAGAACCGGGAAAATATACCAAACTCTCAACAGCCCCTAAGGCTTACCCTTTCATCTTTGCCAGCATTTCTCAACGGAACTGGATACTCCTATGCTTTAACTGGATTTAAGAAGACTTACCTGAGGGGTGTGAAAGTTGTTGATTATGATGACTGGTGTAAAATCCCATATTTATCTGAGGCTTTGGTACAGGGACTTCCTCTTAACTCGATATATAATGATTATAGATCGAAATTAAATCTTTAGTGAGGTCTAGAAAAAACAAGTAATAAAACTATTCTATGGCAGGATTTACTGAAAGTCCACAGGGAAATCCCATATTTCAAAGGATTCGTGACTCCGTAAAGGGGCTGAGTAACTTTGGTATGCGCTATGGTGATATGGTTATTAAGAACTCTCAAGCCATAGGACAGACCGAGGCTGAGTTCATGAAGAAGGGCAATATAGAGGATGAAACGATGCTCTATTCCCTCGGGAGGCAGGACACCTCTACCCGGCAGTTTATTGGATATTACGATAAGGACTATGTCGGTAAGAGGGATTACCTCCGGAAGTTTTCACTCAATCCTGAGATTGAGTATATTATCGACACTGTTTGTGATGAGTCCATTACATATGACTCTTACAATTTCTTTGCTTACCCTGCTTTTCTAAATCTTACTGATGTTAAAGATAAGGTTAAAGACAGAATAGAATCGAATTACAAGAAGCTCTATGATATGTTCGGCTTCAGTGATGATATAACTGCGTGGCAGTATTTCAGACAGCTGATTATAGATGGATTCCTTGCATTCGAGATTGTTTATGATGATAGCGGTAAGGAGATAATTGGATTTAAGGAATTAGATTCTACCACATTAATGCCTTCGGTTGAAAAACAGAAGGATGGAACTTGGTTGAATGTTTGGTACCAATATCCAAAGGATCAGAACAAGAGGAGAATGCTATACGATTCTCAAGTCATATACATCTCCTATGCGAAGGGTAATTCAGTTTCGAGGGTAAGTTATACGGAGAGATTGATAAGGCCTTATAACGTGCTAAGAATAATCGAATACACAAGGGTTATATGGTCTGTTATGAATGCTTCATTCAGGATGAAGATGACAGTTCCTATTGGCTCTAGGTCTCCTCAGAAGTCTATGCAGACATTAGGAGAATTAATGAGTATCTACAAGGAGGATATAAGATTCAATGACGAAAGTGGGGAATTGACCATAGACGGAAGACCTAAGATTCAATTTTATAAGAATTACCTTATGCCTTCAGGTGTAAACGGTACACCTACTATAGAACCACTTAACAATGCTGGACCAAACCTAAATGATCCTCAACCGCTGGCTTATTTCTTCGATAAACTTGTGCAGGAATCTAAAATACCATTCTCTAGATTCCAGGGGCCTGATGGTGGATCGATTGGAAATTATAGCAATGGAGCTGAGGGACTCGACAAGGAAGAAATAAGATTCTCCAAATTTATTAGCAGGTTGAGATCTATTTTTCAGGATATACTGGTTAAACCACTCTGGATTCAGATGTGTAGAGATTTCCCAGAGCTGGAAAAAGACTACTTATTCAAAAGTCAGCTTGGTCTAAATTTTGTTTCAGATAATCCTTTTAAGATCAACCAGGAGATAGAGATTATGACAAAGAAGAAGGAATCGATCGATTCCCTCTATGGTCTTACTGATGATGACGAGAAACCTTTCTTTTCTTTGGCTTATCTGATAGAAAACTATCTCGGCATGAACGAAGACGATATAAAAGCTAACAAAGAGGCTAAGGAAAAGAGAGCAGAGGAGAAGAAAAAAGAGGAAGAAAGTAAAAAAGAGGAAGAGGGTGGAGAAGAAACACCAGAGGAAACCACAGAAGAAACCCCGGAGGGTACTGAGGGGGAAACCTAAGAATAATTAAATGGCAGGATTTCTAGATAACATACAGGAAAGGACCTTCTTAGGTAACTTATATCGTAACCTTAGTAGAATCGGGAGGTTTGGTATGAAGTATGAGGATATGGTAATCCGTAATTCTCAGGCTATCGGACAGACCGAGTCCAATTTTTTTGACCAGCAGGGAACGGGATTTACTGAAAACTCGGCTTTTAGGTGGACACTCGGGTATCAGGATACCAAGATAAGAAAGTACATAGCATATTTCGACAAGGACTATGTGGGTAAGAGGGATTTTCTAAGGAAGTTCTCCCTTAATGGAGAGATAGATTTCATCCTAGATACGCTTACTGATGATGCAATAAATTATGATGATAAGAATTTCTTTGCATACTCGAAGGTAGCTAACATGGAGCTAAAGGATGAGGTTTTGGATAGTATGGACAGTAGATTCAGGAGTCTCTATATGATGTTCGGGTTCCAACAATCGATATTGGCTTGGCAATACTTCAGACAATTCTTGATTGATGGATTTTTGGCCTTTGAGATAGTATACTCAACTGATGGTAAAAAAATAGTGGGTTTCAAAGAACTCGATCCAACCTCACTTCAGCCTGCTACTGAGCCACAAGAAAATGGCGAGTATAAGCAGATCTGGATACAATACCCGGAGGATAACAAAATGACCAGAAAGCTCAGGGATGAGCAAATAATTTACTTATCCTATGCTAAGGGAAATACTATTTCTAGAGTTAGCTATATCGAAAGACTCATAAGATCCTACAATATACTCCGAATAATGGAGAATACTAGGGTTATATGGAATGTGATGAATGCCTCTTATAGACTCAAGTTCGTTATTCCTGTTGGGACCCAGTCACCTCAGAAAGCTATGAATACCTTGGGTCAATTGATGTCCATTTATAAGGAAGAGATTGAACTTAACGATTTTTCAGGAGAACTTACTGTTAACGGAAGGCCAAAGGTGCAATTCTATAAGAACTATCTTTTCCCTGAGAAGGATGGGCAATCTCCTGAAATCTCCACATTGGATCCTGCAGGGCCGGATTTTAATGTAATGGAAAACGTGGTATATTTCTACAATAAACTCAAGCTTGATTCTAAGATACCATATGCTAGATTTTCTTTCCGTGGTGGAACTCCGGCTAATTACCAAATAAGCATAGATCAATTGGAGAGGGATGAAATAAGGTATGAGAAATTTTTGACGAGACTGAGATCGATATTCCAGGAGATACTAGTTAAACCACTTTATATACAGATGTGCCTGGACTACCCTCATCTTGCTAAAGATAGGTCTTTCAAAGTTAATCTTGGTCTTGAATTTACAAGGGAGAATATCTTTGAACAATTCATACAGCTTCAGAACTATACCAAGAGGGCAGCTTTTGTGAATGATCTTGGTGAAATGAAGCAGAAGATTGGTGAGGAGGAGGTTCCTTATTTTGATAAGGAATTCTTGATAAAGAGATGGCTTGGACTAACCGTGGACGAGTATAAGAAAAACGAGAAGTACAAAGAGAGGGAGGAGAAAGAGGCCGAGGAAAAGGCTAAGGAAGCTGGGGGTGAGGAGGAATCTTCAGCTGATTTTACACTATAAATGAGAAAGTAAGGTTCTTAAATTAATTTTTATGTTAAAGGTTTTAGTAGTAGGTGAGCTCTGCATAGATCGGTTTGTTTACGGGAAGGTAAGTAGAATGTGCCCGGAAGCGCCAGTTCCTGTTTTGAACCCAATCGAAATTGTAGAAAACAATGGGATGGCGGGGAACGTCGTGGATAACCTGAATTCCTTAAGTGATGACATAGAGGTTGTTCATTGGCACCAGACTAATAAGATAGAGAAAATTAGGTTTGTTGAGAAGAAGAGTAACCATATGATTGTTCGGGTTGACGAGGGAGAAAGTTTTCCGATGGATTCTTTTTCCTTTATGTCTTCTAGAAAAAGAGGTACGATTAACGAGTCTGATCTGGTGATAATCAGCGATTATAACAAGGGATTTCTTACACCATCGGATATAAAGCAAATAGCTAACCAGGGTAGCTTGGTTCTTATGGATAGTAAGAAGAAATTGTCTGAGGATCTTATCCAGGAAATAACATTCATTAAACTGAATGAGATAGAATATGAAAACAACAAGGAGCTGGCGGATAAGTACCCCGAGAAGTTTATAATAACGCTAGGTTCCAAAGGTGCTATGTATAACGGAGAGGTCTACCCAAGTTCAAATCCGCAGGATACCATTGATGTGAGTGGGGCAGGGGATACTTTTATATCTGCCTTTTCGCTGAAGTACTTATCTACTGGCAATATTAGTGAATCGATTAAATTCGCTAATAACGCTTGTGCGAATGTGGTAAATAAAAAAGGAGTAGCAGTCCCCGATTCTTCCTTTAAGATATAACATTCCGTATATTTTTTAGCTAATAGAATCCACTTTACTGTGGATTCTTTTTTTATTTGCGTTCCTATTGCTTAGTTTTGTTTAAAATACATTGATATGCTTAAAGAGCTAGAGATATTTTGTCAACTGGAAGGACTTACAGGTAACGGCTCACAGAAGGAGAAACAAAGATTAATCTCACAAAATCTCACGGAGGAGATGTCCTATATTCTGGATATCTGTTTTAATCCATTTGTAACAACCAAACTACACAAGCTGGATCTCTCAGAGGAGCAACCGATGAGAAATTATTCAGCAAACCCTGGTTTATTTTGGACTTCTTTCGTTACCCTCATAGAGGATCTGAAAAATGCACCAGCAGCCAATGATTTATTGAGAGGAAGGGCGCAAGATTTGCTGGACCATTCTTTTGTCCAATATCCGGATCAGGATCTCGAGATAAGAAAGATGCTTATGAAGATTCTCACTAAGAGAATGAATGTGGGAATTGGGGCAAAGCTTATAAACAAGGCTATCGGGGAGGAGCTTATCCCCGATCCATCAGTCATGTTAGCTACTGATAAGCAGGAGGAGATAGAAAAATGGGATGAGATATACTGCGAGGAGAAGTATGACGGAGTCCGAGTAATTGCCATTGTGGGTGATTCTGGGGATATTTCCTTTTATACTAGAGCATTCAATGAGCTAGATTCATCAAAACTCCAGAATATCTCAAACGAGCTGAAGAAAGCTGCAGGTAACCTCCGGGGTATATTCTTCGACGGCGAGCTAACTGACCATAATAGAAAATCTGTCTCTGGAAAAGTTACACAGATACTCAAAGGAACGGCCCCTACTGATATCGATAAGAGTTTTCTTTTTAATGTGTTTGATGTCGTTTCATCTGAAGTATTGAATTCTGGCCGGGGCTCGGTTATGTATACAGAGAGAAGACAGCTACTCTCTGATCTTCTCAGCGTTTTAGAATCTGACTCCTGTGTTAGACTCGGCCAGATGTGGGAGGTTGAAGATATGGAGGAAGCTCTTGAAATTTATAAAAGAATAGTAGATGATGGCGGTGAGGGGGTTATTTGTAAAAATGACCACGTCTACGAATGTAAAAGGAGTAAGAGCTGGATCAAACTCAAGGAAGTAAACGACTGTGACCTACTAATTACCGGCTGGTATGAAGGAGAAGGAAAGAGGGAAGGTTACATAGGTGGTCTTATATGTACTGATAAATCAGGAACGGTCAATGTCAAAATTGGAGCTGGGTTTACCGACAAGGATCTACAGGAGCTAAGTCCAGTGAGGGAGGATCTGATAGGGAAAATAGCTGCTGTACAATACAACGTTCCGATCACGGATAAGAACGAGAATAGGAGTCTATTTTTACCCCGTTTTATAGAGGTTAGAAATGATAAGAGCGACGCCGATGATATGTCCTCTTTGTATTAATTTTTAATCACTTAGTGCCCTTAAAAGGGGAAACTTAAAGCTCTTGTGTCTGTAAGACATTAAAGAGCTTTTTATGATTGACCAGTTACTTACGGAGAAGCTAAGACCTAAAGAGATTAGGCACATGATTCTCCCTCCTAGAATAAGGTCTCTTTTCGAGGAGAAGGGATTAAACCATAACGTACTTCTAGCCGGGTCTCCGGGTTGTGGAAAGACAACTCTGGCTAAGATCCTTTCGGGTAATCTACCCCATCTTTTCATAAACGTCTCCGACGAGAGTTCCGTAGATACCATCCGGACTAAAATCAACGACTTCTGCTCCACTATTTCGATAATGGATGGAAAGTCTTCCAAAAAGGTAGTGGTTCTAGACGAGTTTGATGGAGCTTCCGACCAGTTTTATAAAGCTCTAAGAGGAACAATAGAAAAGTTTGCCGGAAACACAAGATTTGTTGCTACGTGTAACTGGTTAAACAAAGTACCGGATGCTATACAAAGCAGATTTGAGGTTATAAACTTTGATCCAATAACACCCAAGGAGGAAGAGGATCTCAGGGAGGAGTGGAAGAACAGAATTAAGCTTATCTTGGGAAAACTCAATATCTCGATAGATGAGGAATCTCTCTCTGAGTTTGAGAAGGAATATTTCCCGGAT